TTGCCGCAGGTGATAATGCTGTTAATGCCGGTATTGTAGAAACAGGGCCAATATTTAGAAGAACAGTAGGTAGTAAAATATGTCCTCCTATTACTCCTTTTGAGGCCACTGATGCTCAACTAGACTTTTATCATAAATTAGATAGACCAACAGGTTCTACCACATTAACAAAAGAAATTACATATACATTCGATGAACAAGATGGAGACTTGTTGCCGTCCTTTTCACTAGAACAAAACTTATCTAAATTAGATGGAACGAATTTATACAGAACTCATGTTGATACAAATGAAACTGATGAATCAAGAAACTTTGTTAAAATCGCTAGAGGATGTAGAGTTAATACCTTGACTATGACCGCTAATGAAAATGAAGAAGTTAAGATGACTTTGGACTTATCAACTAGGAATGTTCACAATCTTGAGCATGATGAAGTATATGATGCTAGAAGAGGAGTTACTGATGAAACAGCATTCATTAATTACGAATCTAGCACTAATGCAGATGAAACAAGAGAACCTTTCTTCTTCTCCGATGGAACATTCAAACTACTAGGAAGCACTTTCTTGAAGATTAATTCATTAACTCTAACTATGAATAACAACCTACAAGATAGAAGATTCTTAGGTGTTGGTTCAAAGGATGTTCAAGAATCTATACCTGCACAAAGAACATATGAAATATCTTTTACTGGCCATGTTACTGATAATGCACTATACAAGGCTCTACTGAATGATTCAGAAGATACTTCTCAAACTATAGAGTTAATCTTTACTAAGTCTAATGGAGAAACTATTACACTAAAGTTTGAAGATTATTTCATTACAGCCAATAACTTCCCTATTGCAGAAGATAAAGGGCCAATTGTTGTAGAAGCAACAGTAATGCCAAGAAATCTAACGCTTTGCACAGTTAAAACCCATTGGGTATTACAGGGGTGATTAAGTGGTATCAAGAACAGATTTAATTAATTTGACGCAATTAGAGAAGGCTAAAAAGCCAAAGCGTCAAGCAAAAAAGACAACTACGAAGGCTAAGGAGGAGAAGAAAGAAACTCCAAAGGCCGAGTAATTATAAATTCCACCAACACCGTTTGTTTGTTTGTTGGTTTTGAAGGTGGATGAAATGACTGAAAAGAAAGTAATAAGTGATAAGAGTGCTTTATTTGCACTACAAGAGCCTACGCTACATTATATTAAGGTAGCACCCGAAAGCGAAGAATATCTAAAAGTGTGGATAAAAGAACCCACATGGTTAGAAACTGAAAAAGCGTTAAATTCTGTTATGAAGATTGACGCTAGAACACAGAATTTAGATATAGATTTGAATGCCATGTATCGTTATATGATGGATAATTTCATATCTAAAACTGAACCATCTCTCTCAAGTATTGATATGCTAAAACTAAGTCCTTATGTTGGCAATCAAATTAAAGAAATATTACCAAACCCTATGATGCTCATGCAGGAGGATGAAGAAAAAAAGGAATGATTAGGAAGGCATTGAAAGGTAAGCCTTCCGATATTAAGACTATTAGTTTAATAATGGTATATACATTATCTTCCGCATTAAGCATAAGTCCCTTAGAGGTGTATAAAATGCCGGTTAGTTTAGTAAAAGATTTATTAACTGTTCACGGTGTAATTGAAACGATAAAGGGCGAAGAATTAGAAAAGGCAAAAAATAGACGGTGAAATCAATGAGCGAACTCGACAAGACTGAAAGAGAAATCGAAAGTCTTGGAGATACATTGGCTAGTTTAGAAAAGGTTTCTTTTCGTTCCGGTATTGAATTCAAGGGTCTATTCAAAGAAATAACTAATGCCGCTAACTCAATAAATGGTGCAGGTAAAAAGTGGACTATTTTTAGCAGATTAGTTTCGGGAACTCCTTTATGGAAAGTCCAAAACTATCTAAGAGGAGCATTAGGTGTTCTGTCCGAATTTGCTGAAGCCTCTAAAGAAAACACTAAGGCTAGAAATGAGCAAAATGAATCTATTGTTAAAAATATAAAACAATATGATAAACTGAACCAAGCCATGAAAGATGTCAATAAAGTATATGAAAAATTCAAGGATGAATCGGGACAAGGATTTTTGAATGATGATGAAGAAAAACTTTTACAAGAACACATCAAAGATACTGCCGCTTATCAAATAGCACTTAAGGCTACAGGAGATGAAATGTATGCTATGGCTAAGGCTATGGACGGTGTTAGAGAAAAGCATAAACAAATGAGAAAAGAAGAAGAAGAAGTCATAAGAATGGCGAAAGAATCTCATGCCTTTGATGAAAGCAGAATAGAACTAGCAAAGAAAAGAGCAGAAGAAGTTTTAAAGGCTCAAGGATTTGAGGGTAAGGAATTAAAAAAGCGAGTAAAAAAAGCGGGAAAAGATGAAAAACAGAAAATGTCCGAAGAACAAGGAAGACTAGCCAAAGACAAGAAAAAAGAAGGCTTTGAAAATTTAAGAAAGAGTTTCTTTGATTCTAAACAATTCAAGGCTATTGCTTTACCTGTTGCTCCTTTAGTTGGTATGTTTAAGTTGGCGAAGAATAGAAAAAAGTATCAACAGAAAATATTAGACTTTAACAACATGATGCAAAAGTCAATACTGCCTAATTTACAAAAGATGATATTATTTGTTATATTTGGTGCGATAGCGTTCTTATTATTTGTAAAAGCCGCATATGAAATATTCAAAGTATTAGAAGAAATGGGGATGATAACCGAAATAAAAGAATTCCTTATAGGATTATTTAGTGTAATTATGGACATATTTAATATAGCCTACGCTTTCATTAGTGGAGATTATGAAAAAGCATTTGAACTAATACCACCTATGCTGACCAAGATTAAAGACCTATTATTAGAAGGAGGAGAATTATTACTTGCATTAGCGTGGACTACATTAACGGAAGGTTTTGGTTTAATAATAGATTTCTTTGATGCCTTTGTCAATGATGCTAGTTTTAGAGAAGCAGTAATAGATTATGCTGTTCAAGCGGGAATGTTAGTAGCAGGAGTTTGGATGGCTAAGACTTTACTTGCTATGGCATTACAATTACTTGCTACTTTCGCATTACCAATAGCGATATTTATTTTAGTATCGGCTTTCTTAATAGCCCTGTATGCTAAATACAAAGATGAAATAAAGCAAATGGTAGAAGATATATTCGGGCCGCCTATTGATTTCTTATCAAGTTTATACGATTATATTACTAGTGGTCAGTTCTTTACAGATATTCTTAACACAATAAAGAACTTTGCTAAGGATTTTGTTTTTAAAGTAAAGATATTCAAAGGGCTAAAGAAATTGTTTGGTAAAGCAAAAGACAGACTTGTTGGTGGAGCAAAGAAGATAACGGGCTATGATAAATTAAGTGACGAGCAAAAGAAAAAGGTAGATGATGCGGCTAGGAGACAAAAGGCTATACTCACTGGAGACATAAAGGGTATGTTCGCAAATGGAGGTATAGTTTCTGCCTCCGGTCTACAATTGGTTGGAGAAAAGGGGCCGGAATTAGTTAGGCTACCTGCGGGAAGTAGAGTTCATAGTAATGCTGAATCAGCAAGAATGGGAGATACTAACATCAACATTACTATAAACGCCAAAGATACTTCCGATGCTGAATTAAGAAGAATAGCAGACCAAGTTGGTAGAATGATAACAAATAAAATCAATAGGAGTTCTTCTTCTAGTGGGTTTGTGAGGTGATAAAATGACTACAGTATATTTGAAAATACAGAACCATAAAGCCGGTGATGGGCTAACTACAAATGTAATACCTCTAAAAGTAAATAGCGTAGGCATTAGCGTTAGTAAATCAATACCCGCTTTTCCTATTCCTTTGTCCGGTGTTGCTACTGGTGAATCTATAACAGCCGCATTGGATTTAGGTATGGCAACTAAAAATATTTCATTACAGGGCATAATAATGGATGAAACTATTACTAAAATTGTCAATAAAACATCTACTCTTAGAAGATTCACAGCGCACGAAATAGCACAAATGATTGCTTCCGGTGTTGATTCTACAGGGTTTGCTAAGAATCAAGCGGTGAATGAACTTGTGGTTTTGATACCGTCTTTTGTTGCTAGTGATTATAATTATAGAGGAACATGCAGTATAAGTGACCATAAGAATAAAACAGACTGTGAAGCCGCAGGAGGAACATGGACACAAACTGTTTTTGATAATAGCACTAGAGATGTGGGGCAAAATGTTCCATTCAACTTTGCATCGAGAGGAGACAATAATGATTTAGATAATATAGGAGTTCCTGCTAAAATATCTTCTTTCCCCGACTTTGAAACAGATACGGGTATGACAGGATTCATTAGAAATTTCGGGTGTGACATTAGCGGAGAAGCATTTGAATTGTCATTTAATTTAGAGTTTGAAACAGCCATAATAGTTCCATAGGTGATAATATGTATGATGTGCTTATTGGAAAACAGCGAGGGTTAATCTTCCCAGTTATGTGTAATGGTCATGTTAGAATAGATTATAGCGACAATACCAACTCATCTAATGACAATATAAATTATGGATTATTTTCCCACGCAGGAAGTTTTACTTTTGAAGCCATAGTTACCCCGTATGATATAAACGGAGCAGGTCAATGGTCTACATCGGCAAATTCGATAGGAGTAGAGACAACAACAGAAACACAAAAAGTGATGCCTTCTGTAACTAAAACTCAAAGCGGTGTTAGTGGTAACGATGATTTTAGAAGTGAACGCTATCTAAATGTCACAGATAGATTAACACATGAGATGATGCTTTTTTCTAACTCTAAATTTTCTATATCTTTAGTAAACTCTACTACACATAATCAAAACCAACCCGCAGAATATAAAATAAAAGTGGTGTTAGATTCACAAGCAACTATAACAGATGTACCCGTAATAAAGGCCACTTCCGGTTTTGGTTGGTCTTATCCTACAACTCCTGCAAACCCTTCTTTAACTCCACTAGTCATTGATGGGTTTGATGCTGATGGAAGAATAACGCATTCTTTTGCAGGAACTACAGATGCTTCTAGTAGTGGAGTCACAATAAACATAGATGACACTACTAAATTTCATGAGAATCAAGAAGTTTTTTTGAGGGATGGATTTAATTATACTTCTTTAGGAACTATTGCTTCAATAAACACAGGTGTTAGTTTTGATTTAGTAAATCCGCCTACTAACACAATACCCACATCAACAAAGATATATGTTCACTCTTACAAAGATGCTTGCTATATAAATAATCAATTTCATATAGCATGCTCGTACAATGATATATCTAAAGAGGTTAGATTGTTTTTGAACGGTATTCTAGTAAAAGTAAATGCTCTAACTATTAATGATTTTATTATGCCGCAAGAAGACTCATTTATTGGTAATCACCACAATCCAAGTTTTTCTACTGGCAAAGGTAGCACCACTCATAACAAACAATTTATGGGCGAAATGCATGAAATGTCTATGGTAAATACAGTTAAGAAAAAGTTTCTAATAAATAATTTACTTCCTAATTTAAACGACACATTGTTCTACTTTAGATTTGAGGAGGTAGATGAATGACATCAACAATAGTGGCCTTTACTCCGTCTAAAGACACATTAACCTTCGATAGAGCAAGCACAACTAACAGTAATGCTAATCTAACTGTATCGCCAAATACCGATGGGCTATTTATTGGAATGGTTGTTACAGGAAGCGGTATACCCGATGGAACAGTAATAACTAATCTAAATGCGACAACTGCTTTCTTGAGCAAGTCGGCTACTAATTCTACAACTGCCGATAGAACATTTACTAAGTCAGCGTATGAAGTTCCTCCTAATCCGTTGTTGTGTGCTTGCACATTATCCCCGACTAGTAGTAATTCAGTCGTAGATAATTTTGGTGCTATAATAATAGAAGAAGGTTCGGGGAGCGTAGAATTAACTCCTATAGGCAGGTCACAAATCGCTAATTGTAATGTTACAATAGGTAGCGAAAAAGTTACTTTGTCTAGTGGAAGTACTAACGCATTGTATGTCGGTCAAAGCGTAACTGGGGTCGGCTTTACAGGCATAACTGCTACAATCAAAAGCATACCATCAAGCACTACATTCCATCTAACCGAAAAGGCGAGTGCTACTGCTACCAATACAACATACACTTTAGGCTTAGAACATCAAAATTTACAAAATACAAGAGGCAATTCTATAAAATGCTTTGACGATTTAACTCAAACGGGAATAAACATTAACAGTATTAATTTAAACACACACTATTTGTTTGCTATGATTCACTCCAATGATAGTTCTAAACATCATTTTGTTAGAGTTAAAGAAAAACTAAACGATGATGTGAATGGAGACTCTTTTGAGTTTGAGCCAAAATTAGGGAATGAAGTAAGTAAGGGAGTCAAATTCAAATTATATTCTACTCCTATCCCTACTGATAAAACTATAGCGGCTGTTGGTCTTGGGATAAAAAATAGTATAGGTCATAGTGCGGGTTTATCAAGACCACTGTTTTATTTCTTCGATGAAAACACAGATAAGAGAAATCAACTTGACCATAACAAAAAATATAATATTTTATATTCGGAGTTGGATTTCTTTTCAGCAGGAACAGACACATTAACAACAACTAGTTTCTTCACCACTATGCAAGACTTTGGTTTTGAAGTCATTGATTATAGTAGATTTTCTTTGAGAACTAGACTAGTAGATAGGCTAAGAGAATTAGATAGCCCCCTTGTCTCTACTGCTAATGAAGGAGGAACACCGCTTCCTAATTATACTCCATTTAGTAGAGATAATTGTTTTGGTAATGCTAAAAGAGATGATGATGACACCGTAACAAACGAAGTAACTCAAAATTATACTGGCCCAATTAGATATTTGTCATATAACCTTTCTAAAGATAAAGCAAATTTAAGTTACAATGTAATAGACCAACAATTGTATGAATCTATTGGAGCAAAAGGTAGCCTAGCAGAAGTAAAAATAGCAGACCCTTATAGAATAGTGACCACTAAAATGAAAGACAATGAACCTCTTAGAATTAGACAACAACTGTTTACAGGCGACTTTAATGAATTCAAATCATTTGGAGCAACTATTTTTTCATTTGTTGGAGGTTCTGTGTATAACATAACAACAAGTCACGACTTAAACAGTTATCTAAATGAGGGGGATGAAGTTAGAGTTGGTAATAGAATAATGGTAGTTTCGGGATTAGGTGCTTTTAATAATGCCACACAAACAATTTCATTTACAACTTACCATAGACTAGAAACAGAATCCGAATTTACCGTAGGAAGTTTACCAACATTAGCAAATGGAAGTTTATTAGAAAGAAGGGCTTATAACAAAAAGGATAAAACTTTACTAACAGATTTTCCACTGATAGATAATAGACAAGTGGACTTATATGTAAAACTCTTATCCAAAGAATTTTCCTTTTTATATGCTAGAGTTACTTCTATTGATGCTGTAAAAAAATTAATTACTCTAAGTTTTCCAAACAAAGCATACTATGACTCGGATGGTAACACTAGTAATGAACATGAATATCATGCTCAAGGAAACATGCTAGATTATATGAATGGTCAATATGCTATTTTAGTAGAAAAAATAGATGGAACAGTTGAAAGAATAGATAACTACAAGGAAAACGGATTGACACAAGTTAAGTTAGCAGGTAGAAGTAAGATAAGACAGTTAATATCTCCTATAATAAATAAAAATACTTTATTTTCTCAAGATGTAATTTATTCAACTCAAAGTCCGTATAACAAATTGTCTGCTACTGGAACAAGTTTTACTTGTGAATTTGATAGTAAAACATTAACTACTTTAAATAGTATAACCTTAACAGCAGGAGACAAGGTTCATTTGAGACATGCTTCGGGCATGATGGGATATATAGGAGAAATAGCAACAACAGCGACAGGAACTAGTTTTACATTAGTGGATAAAGCAAGAGCGCAGGGAACTGCACTTTTAGGATTCAAAGAATCCAATAAAGGATTTATGTTAAATAAAGCATTAGCAACTAATACTTTAGTAGATTCTACTACTAGTCTAAGCGGTGCATCGGATAAAGGGCTGTTTTTTGATTCGGGAGTAAAGATAACTTCTTCCGGTGACGAAGGAGATATTTTAATCGGCAGTAGCGCAAGCGACAATGAAGGAGCAGTGGGATATTTCTTAAGTGATATTGCTAACATGAAAAGCGATTCCCACTTCCAAACTATACTAGAGGATGAGAATGGAAATAGTGAAACCTTTGATACTGTGAACACTCTCATTGATTTTGAGATAGTTGAAACTAAATCCGCAGGTGAAAATAAAGGAACTATTGTAACTATTGCTCCATATAATCCATTGACATTGGCTAGAGTTGATATTAACCACGCCAACACTCAAGATACTGATTTTGTTTTAGTCGGTAGACTAACACATTCTATGAGTAGTCCTAGAAGATTTATAGAAGTTGATTCGGATTCTGCAATGTCTTCTGTTAATAATATTAGAGGAGAAAGAAATTTACATCTAAAGCCTTTATTTGTAAACGGTAAGTTTTTGGCAAATATATTACAAGTTGAAAAGGATGTTAATGTGACGGTAAATGCAGCAACATTAGGTGTTGATGCGACATTAATATTAGATACAAGCAAATTATCAGTAGGAATGGTAATAGATGACACAACTCATTCTAACATTCCTTCATCCACTACTATAACTTCTGTAGGTAGTAGTAGTGTTGAAATGAGCAATAATGCTACAGGTGCTAGTACAAGCCCTACCGAATTTTCATTGGCTAGCAATCAATGTAGAATAATGCTAGACCGAGAAGTTGGAGTTCACACTTTCACAAGAGCATCAATAGTTGCGGGTTCTCCTGTAATAAAAAATGTAGATACTGAAAAGTTATTTATTGGAATGCAGGTGGTGGGTACAGGTTTAGCACTTGGAACTACTTACTTAATTAAAAGCATAAACAAAGAAGAAAGAACTGTTACTTTAGATAACAATGCAGAAATTACTGTTAATGTAACATCAATTTTTACTGCTTCTTTTGTCAGTGGGATGTCAATAGATAGATTAGAAGGACATCACAATCAAGATGATGTAAGAGAAACTACAAAGTTTACACACGAATTAAATTTGTTAAATGGCGGTCATTTACACGGAGGAAAAAATATTGCACTGTTACATCCACAAGTTAATCAAACTAATGTGCATAATATAACGAGCGTATTAGACTTCAAGTTAGAAGCAGAACACCCTATGTTGTTTAATACCGGAACTAGAGCATTTGGACTTTCAACTAGTGCTAGAGTTGATAGATTAGGGAGTTATCAATCTCAATTTGGTTCTTCTAACTATAGGCTGATTAACTTAGAAAAGGGCAACTATAACAAGAGTAAACATTTGATATTTGATTCGGATGACACTAGGATGTATGAAAATGAAACTAGTAAAATAAAATATTACTCTAGTGCATATAGATATAATGCGGGACAGTATGTTTTTGGTATTCGTCAAGACAATATAATAGGAACAGATATAAGTCAAAGAAATTACATTGGTGAAGGCAATATAAGAACTTCTAGCGGTAGTTCTATAGTTAGAATAGATGTCAATAAATTTATTTCGGGAAGCACAACTACTCTCTTTCATAATGTGTTTAGGGTTGGTCAAAAAATAGTTAGTCCTGATATTCCTATTGACACTTTCGTTGGTGCAATTGTAGGATTTGGTCAATCAGGTGACTCGCTATTACAAATGAAACTTGTAGACTTAGATGGTAACGCTGTAAATGCAACATCCACTACTAATACTTCAATAGCAACATTCTTCGAGTTTGACAACAAAAGAATATTAGAATCAAGAGGATTTTTGCCTAGTATCGGTGATAGATTCTTTGAACCAACAACATTAGAACAATGCACTATTAATCCACATGGTTTAGAATCTTTTAGAAGGGGAGGAAAACCTCTTATTCTTTTTACGCCTTTTGTTCACGATAAACTAATATTATACGAAAAGGCAGACTATCCTAACTTAAGAGGTTCCGCTAATAATAAAACTAGACTCATAAACAGTCATCAATATAGAGATAAGTTTGAACAGATAGACCCTAAAGTTACTAGAATGTTCTTATTTAGTAATAGTGATTTATTACCTTACTCTTCTACAAGAAAAGATAGTTTGTTAAACATAAATAAAACTAGAGATATAACAAAGTATTCTTTATTAACATTAGGAGAATTAAGTCTTAGCACACGCTCGGATTTGAAAGAAGCCTCTAGGGGAATAACAAATACTGTAACTGCCTTTGATGATTCTTACAGACATCATAACATTCTTTCTGCCTTTGATGGAAAACAAATAAATAAACTAAGAAGATTCAGTATTATGAGATTAACCGAACTAGTTGTAGATGTGTTTTATAATCAATTTGACCCTGAAAATATACCGGAAAACACTAACAATATAGGCATTATAACCAACTATCCTAGACACTTCATGCTAGGGGTTGTTGATGGAGGGTCTACACCTAAACCTATTGGTATAGGTTCTGTTAGCGGTAAAGTCATCAACACTGTTGATAATACAGGTAGTGCGGCAACTACTGGCAATTTAAGCCCCGAAGATATATTAGTAGACAGGGGAGGTAGGTTTATTGGGGTGGTGGCTAGTATAGGAACTAACACTATAACATTAGCAGACAAAGTAAATAGAACTGTCTTGGATAGTTCTAACAATGCCGGTTTTTATAAACCTACAGTTAATCAAGCAAATGGAAACTCACCCAATATTGATTTTATGCAACTTTTCCGTATTAAACATGGCAATACAAATTTAAGTGTAACGGAGACTATTTCTTGCAGTACAGTATCCGGAAGCAAGGTTGTAACTGTAGTTAATGCAGGTGACATGGATAAGATATTTGAAGGCATGACAGTTACAGGAAGTACTGTAGGTAGTTTGACTCAATTTGTAGAATCCATGAACTTTTCTAATAACACTTTCACATTACGAGTAAATGCTACAGGAACATCAACCACAGACTTAACTTTTACAAATCGTGGTGGCGTTGCTACCATTTCGGGCTATAACACCGATAATGATTTTATTCAAGGTAATGGTAGTATTAACCCAATGCAGTATGTTACCATGCGAGGATTAGCAAGTGATGGAACAGGTTTTCCTAATAACTATGTATCGGCATTTACTCCACAAGGTCAAATAACGGGCAGTGGTGCAAATAGAGGGGATAACGACAGGGGTTATGGAGGAAATGATGCAAATTTTTGTGACACTACCTTTTCGGATGTATTTGGTATAAATGCTATGGGAGGAGAAGTAGCGGGGCCAAACCAAGATAATAGTATTGTTTTACCTATTGTTTTATCTAGTCAAAATTTGTCTTTTAACTCTTGGTTAGCAAACAAAACAAAAGTTACTAGTAATAGTAATTTGCACATTGAATCTGTATTTGGTAACATTTTTCCACCATTGATGGAGATAGCAAATACACCCAACTCTAAGGGTTCAACTCAAAACTTTTTTGGAGCAGGAAAACATAATGCCGTTAATACTACATCAGAAAATAATAATAATGCAAGAAGAAACTATCAAGGTTCTATTCCTATATTTTTAGATAGATGGGGAATAACAGGCGGTGATGGTGCTAAAGTGGATACTGGCATGGCCGCTACTAAAGTGGCAAGTTTTAGAAGCATAAACATAGAGGGAACTAATAGACAAGAAGTGAGATTTGGTATTTCTACAGCAACCACCACTAAACAAGCATTTGGAACTGTTGATGCTTCACAAATAGGTTTCGCCACAAAAGTAGTAGGTGCAGATGTGTTTAATGCAACTACAATTAGACGCTATCAAAATGATGCTGATGGTGTGTTCGGAGGATTCAAACCAACTTTGAGAATTGATGTGGGTTATACTGCAAGTTGTGTCTTTAATACAACACCTGCTACACAGGCTAGATTTGAAGACACAAATGATGAAACAGCAGCAGATGAAGAATATACAAGTTTTGGAGGTAACGACCAATTGTATCTTTATGTAGATAGTGAGAAAGTTCCATTTTTTACTAGAACACAAGAAAGAGTTGCCAGTGTTACTCCTCCACTAGTTCATATGTCAAATAACGCTACAAGTGCGGGAACAGATTTAAATGTTATATTTAGCAGAAATAGAGTGGGAACTAAAAAAGCAACTAATGGAACAGATGTCACTGTTTTAGCATTTACTGATTATAATATAACATCACAATTAAACAGTTTCTCAAATGCAGACGGAGTGGTTAGAACAGATAATCCTTTATTCTTAAGCCATTTAGATTTGACTGGCTGTTATTTAGTTTCCGAAGCAGTAAAAATAGACGATACTGATGATGATGAAAACCCAATAGTTAGAGATTTGGGCGTTAGTATCGGTGGAAATGCTGCTGAAGACGGTTCAAGAACTATGAGTGGTTTTACTAATAATAGAGCCTCATTAGATTTAGGAACACCAAACCATATATTATATGTTATATCTCACGAAATAGATACAACTAGAAAAGACAGAACTCATATTTTGACGGTTAGTGGAAATTTCCCTGCGCCTGTAGCGGGTTCTGTAGTTGCAGGTAGACTTAAGACTTTTAGAATAATGCAACCTAATCATACTTGCTTTCATGATTTTAGCCCAAAGAAAATTAGATTGAATCAGTTATCCTCAAGTTACACTAAAAAACCTAGAGAAGATGCAACTTATACCACAATAAATAATTTCGTGTTTGCAGATAGATTGGGTAGTAGGAGCGACGAAGGAAATAATGAAGCGGTTCTTTCAATGTATGTTGTTGTAGATACTGACGGACAAACAGATGAAAGTGATATTGTTATTAGAAACCCTGTAAGTATGAGAAATAATATAATGACAGAAGGTAAATTAAAAATGAACCTTAGTGACGGAGACAATAATAATTTTACTACTGTTGAATTTAGTGACGCAGGAAATGATATAGGCTTTGAGATGACTCTTGAAAAACAAAAAGAACTCTTAGGCATAGTTTCTGTTTCCGAAACTATGGATGTTTTAGTGGGAACTAATAGTAGCATAGATGCAAAAAGAGCAATAATAGGTTCTAGTGTTTCTGTTGCATCCGATACTGATAATCTAATTAATGAATTGTTAGAAGAGAATGATGTAGACTTTACGCAAACAACTACAAATTATCCATTCATTGTCGCCCCTAACTTTAGGGGAGTAGATTTATTTACGGCAATAAGATTCTTAATGACTAAAAAAGATAAGACACTAATAGAAGAGGGAGGTTCTTTTAAAATAAAAGATGAAACTGAACAAGACTTATCTTCGAGAGTTTTCTTTAACACTTTGGATAACAAAACAGAAATATTTTCTTACAGTAGAGAGAAGAGTGAATTTGATTTATTTAATGAAATAGAAGTGTTTGGTAAGTTTCACAAAGGAGTTAGAAAAGAACTTAGAAGTATTAAGAAGAGAGGCAAGAAGACTCTCCAAGTTTTCGAGAACGAACTCATTACACAAGAAGATGTAGATAAAAGAGCCTTACAGTTATTGAAGATACATAATGACGAAACCTTTGGTCTTCAATTAAATGTTGGACATAAAGGAATATCTCAACTAAGGGTTGGTGATGTAGTTACTGTCGAAATACCACAAGAAGGCATTTCGAGAAGTGAATTTATTGTATTAGAAATGCAACATAATCTAACAGGGACTATGGACTTAGAGTTAGGTAGTTACACCAAAGGACTAGAGGATAGATTTGCAGAATTAGCAGTAGCGAACAATGCAGTAAATAATAAGATTAGAGAGAACTCATTTGACGATGTTGCACAAAAATTCGACATAGTAAAGTTGGCTAAAATAAAGCCAATAAAGTTTTTAGTGAGAAAAACAACAGTTCCAACTGGCTCTTTCGCCTTGAATACTAACGCACAAACACTAAATACAAACGCTGCTACATTAAACATAGGAGTAGCAACAACGAGTACATTAGTGGAGGAAGAATTTTGATAACTGAAAAATTACAGAATTTAATTGCGGGACACATAGCGAGTAGTTTAATTGATAGTGCTAAAGTAGGCTTAGGGGGTAACTCCACCTTTCCAACACAGACAGACTTAGATGTTCCATTAACAAGCGTGAGTGCTGTAAGTGCGGCTACAAACGATGCTAATTCTAATGTGGTTCAAATCAAGGTTACTGTAAACTGCAATCAAGCAGGAATGACAGGTCAAGTTCTTAGAGAAGTTGGAGTATTTGATTCTACTGATTTAGTCATTAGACAGAACTTTGATGGAATCGGGCCATTTTCTTCAAACGATACTTTAGAATTTTTCATACTATTGGAGGTAGAGTGATATGCCAACAGAAGCAAACCCGCACCATTTTTCTAACCACACAAAAGATGACACTACTATTAGTCAAATAGAAGACGAAGTAGATTTTCCACACACAGGACTAATTAAGGCTTTAAGTTTAGGAATGAAGGGAAACTATGTAATTAAAGATTCAGTAACAGGATTTGATATAACCCAAAGTGCTTCATCAAGTAGTGCTGTTGTTGTAGAATCGGGTAAAATATTTAGAGATGGTTTTCTAACAGCCGCAACTGCTCAAACTACATTTGCTCAAAGTGATTTTAATAATACTGTAAACGCACATCATTTGTTGGTTGTTGATTCTACCAACACCGTAAGAATACGAAAATTTGGAACAGGCGGTATTTATGGAGGGGCATCTAATGTCGCAAATAAAATACCTCCATATACAGAAGGAGATACTATAATTGCCATTATTACACATACAAATGATGGATTTAATGATATGAAAGTTCAATATTTAACAACAGGAAAAACAGCGAATAGTCTTAGCATTGGTTATCCTAGTGGTTCAGCCCCTAACCAAGTTTATGACCAAACAATGTCTATTACAGGAGGTAGTGGAAAGACAACACTCTTATCCGAAGAAAATCAAGTAGTGTTAAAACTTAATGGCACTAGTTCTTCTAATAATTTTACAGTCGTAGATAGTGCAGACCAAACACAATTTGCTGTAAAAGGAGATGGAACATTAGAAACAGACCTTACTGCTAGTAGGGCATTAGTAACTGATGCTAATAAAAATATTACAGCAAGTTCGGTGACTTCAACTGAATTAGCATTATTAAGCGGTGCGGCTTTTGGCATCGGCAATAATAACATATTAAGAGCCAATGCAAATGTAGTTGATAATGACTTCTTGAGAGTTGATGGTACACAAATAGAAGGTAGAAGCGCAAGCGAATTAGCGGCAGATATAGGGGCATTGACAGGGACATTCGGCATAGCAAATAATAACATATTACAGGCTAATGCTAACTTAGCCGATAATGATTTCTTGAAAGTAGACGGCACACAAATAGAAGGTAGAACTGCGGCTGAAACACTATCGGATATAGCGGCCATGCCATTAGCAGGTGGAACATTTACAGGAGCAGTTACAGTTGATACGGGTCAAACATTTAGAACTCCTAGATTACCTACTGTGGGTGTAACAGCGAATACCACATTAACGGAAGCAACTCACGCAGGAGCATATTTGCTTTGTGCAGGAAATGTAACTTTACCTGCTACTTCGAGTCAAGGAGAACATTATACAATTCTAAATACAACGACTGGTAATATTACTGTTGCTAGAAATGGTAATGATATTAATAATGCGGCTTCCGATATTACAGTCGCTACACATAATGGTGTGACTTGTATCGCTGTTGGTCAAAACCATTGGATTGCATTAGGAGTTTGATTACTTTGTATAACGCTATTGCAGGTTCTTGTGCTGAACAAGAGGCTAATGCCGGAGGTGGTGGCTCTCCCCCTCCTGCGGGAATAGCACCACCTAATCAAATATATACTGCTATTTCTAATGGTGGAGCAGTTGGATTTACAGTTCATACATTAGGAATTAATTTTGCTGAATTTTTTAGCGGCAATACTCCTACTAATATAGTAACGGCATTTAACGGTAATCAAACGACTAATGCAAGTATGAATATTACAAATTTAACAGACCCTTTGATTCTTAATGGAGAGTTTTTTATTAAACTACAACACACTATGCCCGCTTCTGCTTTCAATAGTTTATTCGGAACAGGTTTTACTACATCAAGCGGCTCAACAACCCATATTGATGAAGTTATCTTTTTGTTCGGTTGGTATTTAGAATCTCCTAACGGAACTGCTACACTAAGTCACGGAAACATAGACATAATGGGGGCTTCTCAAAACATGACAGGTATGGGTCTTTTCGCTAAAACTACCCGTTCCCAAGTGGGGCAAACTTATCCTCTTATAGATTCAACAAGTTTTACCAATGCGAGTGAGGCATTTATTGCTCAATTTTCAGGTAGTGGTGTTACCTCCGACTCTCATCTTGGTTCAAATGGCGTTGTAACTGTTGGAAATACAACAGTGTTTGTTCAAGGCGATACTCATTGTATTTGTTCATTAAGAAATTTTGCAGGTAGAAGCGGAGGAACCCCTAGTGCTACTGCCGGACAAGGTATGACTATTCAATTTAGAATAGCGTCAAGTATTGGCGGAAACCAAGAAAGAACGCATTTTTTTTATGAACTATTATTAACTTAGGTGATTAAATGTTAGGAATAAATATACCCGAAGATGAAACAACTAATTGGAAATTAGAAATGGATAATGGAGAACTTTCATTAATTAAAAAAAGTGTAGGTTCTATTATGAAAGATTCTTATTTAGAACATTATACTCATAAATGGCTTTGGGAGAATGCGACGGGAAATATACTTGTGGCCGGTTTAGGAATAGGTTTTCTAAATAAAGAATTAATTGATAACCACACTTTTAATTCTGTTACTATTATAGAAAACTCACAAGAAGTAATAGACATGGTTTGGCCTTATTGTGCTAAGGATAGTAGATTTACTTTAATCAAAGAAGATATAGAAACTTGGAATATTCCCGCAGGTTCGCATTGGGATATAGGTTGGTTTGATTCTTGGATAGTGGATAATCCCTTATCATACGATGGCTATAAAGCGGCTATGATTCACAAATATGGAAGTTACTGCGACAGTATAGGATTTTGGTATGACATTGATTGAGTATCTAGCGTATTTCTTGATTAGTTTCGCTGTCGGCTATTTAACCGTTAGTGCATTATTTGTTGAAGATAAACCATTGGGCTTTATTATTTTAAATTCAAACGACGAATAACTTTCGCCTATCCAGAAAGTTTTCTATCTTTTTTAGAAAATTTTTCAAAAAATTTTGAAAAAAAAATTTAGAAGGAGAGTAGCCTAAACTACTCTCCCTCTATTTTCGTATTTGCTGACCATATGCCGTTACAAGAACGACACTCCCAAAGTTTCACTTGTTCACTCGAACCTACATAGAATCCTAAGATTCTTTTTGCTAGTGTCTTATCTCCGCAATAAGCACATTTTTGTTTCAAACTCATTTCTTCTCTTCCGTTTGACCCATTAGCCTCTTGATGTAATCATCAACACTTTGTTCTGTTATGTTAGTGCCACCGAATGCGGCAAAGAACAATAGTGTTAAGATTATCAAGAAGATAAATAAGCCGAACCATTCTGCTGTGGACATTACCAATCTACCTCCAAATCTACAAATTCTTCTTTCTCTATTGAGAATGCTTTAACAATCCCATGTTCCTTCCCATACTGCCAAAGGTCATAAACTAATTGGGTGTCTTTCATGCAGTATTCTACTACCTCATCATATTGACCCATCTTCCATAACTTAGGTGCGTCGGCACTATCCATAAGTTTGAAATCATCCATAGTGCATTTTACAAGATTCTTTAATTGGAATCTTTCACCATGTTCTTTTAGTAATATCTTACTAGTGTCAATATAATTTTCTTCATTTAGATATTTATGAATACAATATATATCCATAGAATCTCTAAGTATAGG